TTTAGTTTTCATCGAGTTCTTATCCTTCTAGTCAAAATTATAAAGAGTTTCCTTAACCTTTCATCAGAGATCGTAAATACACTTACTTGTCTCTGAAGAACTGCGTCAAGTAATTTATCGTCCTCAGTCATGTTATCGCTCCTTCTAATATAATTTCAAGAACTTTAATAACTCCAAGAACTATTAGAAACCATATTCCAGCCATTTTAAATAGCCAAAATAGTTTATTCATCTACTAACCTCATTTGATGCCATACTTGTACATTCTTCCCGTTCACGCCAGGATAGCCTTCAGCAGTCATCCATTTGCGCACTCCAGGCGCAAGTTCATAGTCTGTGTCGCCAAACCAAGTTACAAGTTCGTCTGGTACACGTTTCGGAAATCCATAGAAAGGTCCATCAGGCTCTACTCCAAGGTAAACCACTTTTTTAAGATTTTTCAATATGCGTGCTCCACTACTATAAACATCATTATTATCGCCATTGTTATTACAAATACATCAAGTACTCGAATAAACTTATCTAATTTACTTCCCACCTTTATTTCTCCAGTATTTATCATCATCGTCTCTCCCAAACTTCTCAGATACGAGCAATGCAATATAGAAGAAACCGAGAAAGATGATACCACCAACCATAAATTCCATTATTCTTTATCCTCTAAAAACGGGTAGATACATCCACAGATTCCTATTATTAGGAAGAATAATCCACCCAATAAATCTAGCGTTTCCATTTGTTTCGCACTTTTTCAATCAATGCGTTTGCGTCAAGCCATTTGAATATAAACTCATAGATTCCCATGACCATCACGCCCCAGATTACAAGAGCAAAGGCAATCTTAAATAACTCTACAGGCATCATAAAAAGCTCATACAATGTCATCAATTTCCTCCAAAGTTTCGTAGTCGATCGTAGGCAAAACCCAGTTTGCCTGCATCATTCTTAATATCCATTTTAGTGAATCCTTACTGTCACCATCTACAGGAGTAGCTTCCGAGCCTATAAACTGAATCTTTCCACCCTTGCAGTAATATACTTCGTATATACCATAGTAGTTCCCTCGTTTTACTACTCGATAGTTCCAATAAGTCTCTCTGTCATCCAAGCCTCCCAATGTTTTAGGAAACTCTTCGTTTACATTTTCCATCGGTTCTGTTATGTCAACCATATTATTCCCCAAAATACTAGATTTGTTACTATTACTCCGTGAAGCAAGCCAAGCCAATAGGCAAGATCAGCTCTCTCCGAGTAGCTTACCTTCTTCATCATAGAGAGATTGTGGATGAAGCCTTGCGAACGCTTCATAAAATTCCTCCAGTTGATTATCATTCATATAGAGCATAAACTCGGTGAGAACATATTTATGCCCATACTGCTCACCGAATTTATCCATTTTATACATTAGTGTCTTTCGATCAGACATAGTTCTCCCATTTTTCTGAGTAAAGTGCCCAGAAAGCCATTTCATATCCACGAGCTTCGATCTCCCAAGGCAGAAACCAGTAACCTTCTACCATTTCGTCATAAAGCTCACCCTTCCAGTAACACATTTTTACACCAAGTTCAAGATCATCATATTCATACTGTTTTACATGAACCATTTCGTGAGCAATTACTTTTACAAGCTCTTGCTCAGTGCAGTTTTTCATGAAGTCAGGATGAATTTCGATATCATACTCCCAATCTGATACAACTTTGAGATATGCATTGTCTTCGTCACCTACTTCTCGTGTTGGTACTACTTTTACACGAGTGCCATGCAGCCCGAAGTAGTCTGTGACCATTTCGATCGTAATTCTTGCAATGTCTAACTTTTTTAACATCATAATTTTACTCCGAATTTGCGTATATTATACGGGCTGAGAGCAACTGTGTCAAAAGGTATTTACACCGGACCTATGAAAAAAATCGTAAATTTTATCGGGGGCGGGCGCTCACGACCACTTCGGGTCAAGTCTTTTTAACTACTTAAAACTTAAAAAAAGTCATAAAAAAAGCCCCTTAGCGGGGCTTTCTCAAATTAACTCAAATTAGCAGGGCAATTGCTTAAGCACTGCAGCGAGCGAGCGTGCATCAGCTTTCTCCAACCCCGCCAGGGCTTCGGCATTGTCAGCCATGCCAAGTGCTTCGGCAATCTGGACAACAATATCAGCCTTGCGGATGCGTGGGGTTGCTGACTTGACGACAGGCTTGGGCGTGTAGTCAATGTCAAGATTCTTGAGCTTGCTGATTACAGAGCGTACTGACAAACCATGGAGAGCGGCATAGTCAGATGCCAGGTCGTAGTTCCATGAAGATACAGCGCGCAATTCGTTTACCATTTTATCAGTGTATGCAGACATAAATTTTTCCTTTTTTGTGTGTGGTTTCTCTCAAACAATGCGTGTATTATACGGACTGAGGGCAAGCGTGTCAAGAACTTTTTGGTGGAAGACCTCATGAAAATTATTCACGTTCGGGTACCAAAAAAGACTTGACACAGCATCGGTTTGGCACTAAAATTGGCGCGGCCCACTTTAGGTTTCTCACTTTGACACTTTTTGGCGCAGGGCGCTTTTTTCAAAAAAGTTGGCACGGTTCTTGCATAGGAGACTAAGGTGAGGGCAATGCAACGTGAAAATTTTTCACGCGTTACGTCGAAAAAATACTTGACTTTACCACTGGCGCGCCGGCGCCAAAAAATAGCTGTTGCCAAGCTGCAACAGCTATTTTTTGGCAAGCGTGTTTCACGTGGAACCTTCAAGCAAATCACAGAGGCGGGTGGTGAGGTCGAGAATACCTTGCCGCTTATCGTTGTAGTCTATAACGTGCCAGTCGCTATCTATGACGCGCTCTTTTAAAAGCGTCATGCGGTCATAATAGGAAAGCGCGTTCTCATCATTCTCGGAAAATTTCCAATAGGTGAGCGGCGAAGATTTACGCTTTTCAATTCGGCGGCGTTGTTCGCTTTCCGTAATCGAAAGCCAGAATTTAATAAACCGAACGCCCTGGCGATCTTCCCAGGCTTTATGGTTTTTCAAAAAATTCTCGTATTGCTTTTCAGAGCACCAGCCGTTCATTTTCTGAACCATCGCGCGCGAGTACCATGAGCGATCATAAAACACGATCTGATTCACGGCAGGCATACGCTTGGACCAATAGGAAAGCCATTTACGCATGGTTGATTTGCTAGGCTTGCGCGATAAGTGGACAGAATACAGCGACGGGTCGAGATAGTGCGTAACCTCCCGAATCGTGCTAGATTTGCCCGCAGTATCGCGCCCCTCGAGAATGACCGCCACACCGCGATGGGGGGTCAAGTCGAGAATGCGATTAAGCCTTGCTTGTTGAGTTTTTAAGGTCATCTTTTTAGCCTCCAAAGATTAAGTAGATGATGCCAGAAACGACGATTATATCAGCCGCGACAGAATAAATCAAATAGGCTTTGAAAGCAAAGCCCGCGAGTTTTTTAGCCATTTAGAGTCCTCCCGACAATCGGCAAGCCATAACCCGATTGGCCTTTGTAGTTGTGAGCTACGATATCATCCCAGCCTTCGCCGATTGCTTTTTTGGTCATGCTTTGGAGATATTTGCCATAAGCTCGCTTAGGTGACCAGTTGTAAAATTCAGTAGAGCCAGAGGGACGCTTGACGCCTTCCGCATCTGCCGCTTCCTGAATTAAAGGGAGCAACCATTCGTCGCCGTTTTGGTTTCGCTTGTGCAAGTATTGCTCCTGTGCAAGCGATCGATTCGCAGATTTGCAAATGTTGCCGTATACCTTGGCTTGAAGCGCGCCGAATTCACCGTTGCAGAATGCTTTCTCGAATTCGCGCGTCGTGGTGCGTACCCGTTGAAAAAGTCCATTGTGCCCAGTGGAGTAGAATTCTTTAGCGTAGCCATCTTTTACCATGCGAACATTGGCAAACAAGGGATTGTATTTAGCAAGCCCAATAATCTCATAGAGATAATTATAGCCTTGGCCCGAGTCGGGGTCTCCATATTCTTGAAAGTCTCTAGGCTTCATATTCAAGGTATCGATTGTTGCGATGAGTTTAAGTCGAATCATTAGATGGCCTCCTTTAGTGCCGTTGATTGATTGTTAAAGTTTACCGGATCGATTACACGAAAGCCAGCATTTTTGAGAGTTAATTGCACGTCAGCATCATCATCCCAAAGCACCGCAGAATCGCGAAGGTCAGAGAATGAAACGCGACGATCTACCGCAAGCTCGTGAAGTCGAGCCAGTTTGTATTCACCAGCGGGTCGAGTGTCGCTAGGGTGACGAGATAAGATAACGGGAGCAACCATGCCGTGAGTGTGTAACCAAACGCGGTCAGCGTGACCCATAACGCGAGAGGTTAAAATCACAACGTCGAGACCGTCGCGGATTGCCTGCCGCATTTGCTCGGCCAAAGGCAGCGGCGTGTCGCGCATGATGTTGGCGGGAGTATTCATCCTGCGCCAGTCTGCGAGAGTCTCGCCGAGGCGGTGGTCAGAGTTGACGGTGGTTCCGTCGAGATCAAAGATAAAAGTGTGAAGCATAACCAAAAATTCCAATTAAGTTTAAGATGATGAGATTATAGCATTTTTTATCGTAGGCTTGCAAGCATAAAAGCGCGAGCCCTAAAATTGCCATGATTTTACCCGTGGGCGAATCGATGAGGAAGGGAGCCGCGCCCATGAGCGCGGTCCCGATCCATGCCGACAGATTGACCAGCATTAGCGAATCGCCATCAGTAGCGCAGAAAGTGCGCGGCCATCGGCCTTAGCTAAACCGGCGATTTCATCGGGGTCAGCGTCGAGAGCCTTAGCGATTGCTGAAACAATCTCAGCTTTGGAAACGCGAGGACCAGAAGCCGAAACCGTTTTAGGCTTGGGCGTATAGTCAAGGTCAAGATTTTTAATCTTGGCGATAACAGAGCGAACCGACAAGTTATGCTCGGCAGCGAAAGCCGAAGCGCTCTCATAGTCCCATGATTGAGATTGGAGAGCAGTTACCATTGTTGAAGTGTATTGTGACATTTATTTTTCCTTATGTCTTGTGAGTTGATGTGATTATTAAACCACAGTTTTTTAAAAAAGTCCAGCGAAAAAACGGAATATATTATATTCCAGATTTTCATGATTTGGGCCCTATTCAAGGATTTCTTCTATCAGATGCGCGGACCAAATGCAGGCAATGGCGCAGACGATAGGGAACAGGGCCCACAATGGCGCGCCTAGTAAGGCTGTAATGGCGCCTATTATTAGAGAAAGAATTGCCCAGAATTCCAAAAAGAATTTAATGATAGCCATTAGAACAGCCTCCCTTAGTTAATGGTTACGCGGTGAAAGTTGCCCGCTTCATCTTCCCAGAGAATCCAATCGCCAGCGATTAGATTCACGCGGTGAGCATCCCAAAGTCTGCGCATTGCGTTGCGAACGTTGTGCGCTTCAACAGTGTAGCGCGTGGCTTGCGTTGCATATTGGCTCATAGGGCTAGGCTTGTTGAAGTGGCTGATTTGAAAAGTTGTCATTACGTTTTATCCTTAATTGATAGGATGATTCTCTCGCATAACGATGGAGAAGTCAAACAAAAAAAGTGGATATATAATGGAGATTTCTGCGCCCATCTCTTAAGCATAAAGCGTGCCAAGTTTCGGCTTGCTAGAAAGTTGGCACGCCCCTTGCAGGGGGCGGTTAATAGACCTTGATTTTTCGCGCTCGCGCGGGCCCATCTTCACGTACCACTTTGGGATTTTTTGAACCGCAAACGGTGCTATAAAAGACTTGATTGTTCTCAAAAAGTTTACACACCCTCCCAAAAATTTTTCTTGACTTTTTGCTTCCCCCATTCTATACTTAAGCCTATGAAACTCGTAAAAATGGCACCGGAAAATCTCGAAGTGGCGAATGCTTATCTGAGCACCGGCAACGCGATCGCTGTCGCATCTGAACTCGGTGTCACGCCCGATAAAGTTTACGAAGTACTTGAGAAAAACGAAGTCAAAGAATATATCAACTCGGTCTATCTGGATCAGGGTTATCGAAATCGTTTTCGGCTCGCTGAACTTCTTGACGAAGTAATTGAAAATAAACTTCAAGAAGCTCGCGACTCCGACATGTATTCCAGTAAGGATCTAGTCGATATAATTGCTCTCGCACACAAAATTACTGTTGACCATTCAAAAGAGGCAAAAGCCTCTACAAATATTCGACAGCAGAACGTGCAAATCAATTCTCCATTCGGCGAAGGAAACTACGGAAAATTAATGGAGAAACTTCTTGGTGGATCAACTGAGTGAGCTTCGTGCCGAATTTGAAAAACACGAAGCCGTATGCGAAGAGCGATGGAAAACAGTATTTAACGAAATTCGAAGCGCAAAAGAAGATAGTAAAGGAAGAGCAGATGAAATTAAAGCCTCTGTTCAATCTTTGCATCGCCTTGTTTGGGCAGGCGGGGGCGCAGTCATACTATTTTTAGCAGGACTGCTAGGAAATATACTATGATTTATCAAAAAAGAGGACGATGGAAAACATCTTTTAGTTCAGCAAGCTTTGTTACTCGAGAAGAAGCAGAAGATGTAGAAAATAAAGCAAAAGGTTACGTAGCTCCTCCACCGGCACCAGAGCCTGTGGAAGAACCTGCAGAAGATTGGAGCCCTCTTGAAAAACTTCGTGGATGGAAAACTTGTGAAGAATGTAATTGTGACCCGTGTGAGTGTGAAGAAGAATGGAACTCAGTAGAAGAGACATCATCAACGACAGAATCCTCGACGGAGGAACCTTTCTAAAGGTACCAATTGAGAGCTACCTTGAGCTGCTCGGAATTTCTGCAATTCCATCGCAGATGGCTTTAATTAATGCAATTAATTCTAGCAAGTATCGCTTTGTTGTCGCTGCTCTTAGCCGTCGTCAAGGGAAGACGTACATTGGAAACATTATTGCCCAATGCGTCGCCCTTGTTCCTGGATGCCATGTCCTTATTGTTAGTCCTAATTATAACCTTAGTAACATTTCGTTTGACCTTCAACGCAATCTTATAAAACACTTTGATTTAGAGGTTGCTCGGGATAATGCGAAGGATCGCGTAATTGAGCTAACAAATGGCTCCACGATACGATTGGGATCTGTAAACCAAATTGATTCAGTAGTAGGACGTTCGTATGACTTTGTACTCTTCGATGAAGCGGCGCTTGCAGATGGAGAAACTGCCTTCAACGTTGCCATTAGACCCACACTCGATAAACCGGGTAGTAAGGCTTTATTTATTAGCACTCCTCGGGGTCGTAACAATTGGTTCAGTCGTTTTTATAATCGTGGCTATACTGATGAATTTGCTGAGTGGGCCAGCATAAAGGCCACATGGGAAGATAACCCTCGAGCTTCGGAAGAAGATATTGCCGAAGCTCGGCGATCGATGAGTCAAGCTGAATTC